TCCACCGCGCTTTTGTCGCTTATCATCGTCGGCATGATCCTTGCCAACGGCGGCCTGTTCACCCAACTGGCGCAAGTCATTCAAAATCCCCCGCAGGCGCGGCCGGCTATTTCCATCTCGTCGTACGCAAGTGTCGTGTTTGGTTCCAAGGTGAGCGGCGAGGTAAGCGCTGACGTGTCCGGCCCGGCGCTCGGCACCACCAGCGCGACCGGCGTTCAAACCGCGTCAACGGACCCTGTTCCTGTTCTGGTAGTCGGCGCATGAGCGAAGCATTGCGAGCCATCACATCACTTGCTGCGGCGCTGATCGGCCTCGCCCTGGTGGCTGTCATCCTGTCCACGCGCAGCAATTCCGCGAACGTGATCGGTTCCGCCGGCAATGCTCTTTCGGCCGTGATCGGCGCGGCCACGAGCCCACTTGGCACAACCCAGGTTGCGACCACAGTTCCGCAAACATCCAACCAAAACCTTATTCCGGGGGGCTAAATGGGCGCGGCGAGCGAAGTACTGAGGGACATCACGACGGTTGCGCTCGCGATCGTTGGCGTGGCGGTGCTTGCAGTGCTCGTTTCGCGCAACGCGAACACGACCGGCGTCATCAATTCGTCTAGCAGCGCTTACAACACCGCGCTTGCCACTGCCGAGGGTCCAGTGACGGGATACAGCCCCGGCGCGCCGATCTATTCGAGCGGCTTTGGCGGCGCGTTCGGCGGCCAAACCGAGCTCGGCTCCGGCTTTCTGACGGCGGGAAGTTGACATGACGGCGCCGCTCTCGCTCCCCGATTGGCTCAACCTTGGCGTTGCCCGGCCGGCGCCAACAGGCGCCACCAATGTTGCCCCGCGCGTCGCGCTGGTGCTCCCGTTTTCCTTGAATGACGCCTACCCGCGCGGCATTCGCGGTTTCACGCCTCTGCTAATGAACGTCTTCGCCCTGGTGCTCAATCCCGCAGTGCCAGGGCAGGTTTTCGAGCCCGTGCAATTCACCCCACTTTTGCCGAATCCCTATGGCGGTTGAGTCGCGCATCCATGAGACTGTCGCTTGGGTCAAGCAACATCCTTACGCCACTGCCGGCGTCGTGTTCATCGGCGGCGCCATACTGGTCTATTTGTACTTTTCCGGCGGTTCCGGACCGGCCGCAGCGTCGTCTTCCGGCACGGCGCAATCCAGTTACCTTCAGGCGCAATTGGTTTCGGAGGCGACACAAGCGCAATATGGCGCGCAATTGGGGGCGTTGCAGGCGCAGGAACAGACCGCAGCGGTGCAAGTACAGGGCGCGGTTGCAGTGGACGCAAGCCGCAATGCGGCAAGCGTGCAAATCGCAGCACTAAACGACGCGGTGCTCAATCAGCGGACAACCGGCGCCGTCAGCATTGCCGGCTTGCAAGCGGGCACGGTGAACCTACAGACCACGGCTTCGCGTGACGTGCTCTTGGCGCAGATCGCGGGCAACGTGACCATGAACGCGGCCGACACTGGCGCGGCAGTGAACATTGCCGGAATACAGGGGCTCACGACGCGCAAAGTTGCGGAGTTTGGCGCCGACTCGTCTATGTATGCCAGCGGCGCGGCGGCTTATTCGAGCACGTTCTCGCAGGCGATTGCCGGGCAACTAAGTACGATCCAGCTTGCAGCGGCCGGCATCAACGCATGACCGAGAAGAGTCAAACGCAGGGCGTCATGGAAGCGGTGATGGCAGCCGCGTTGATCCTTGTGGGTACGATTTTCTGGCACCTTTACACGCGTGCGTTTGCCGCGAACGGAACAGCATCGGCGGAACCGGCGACTCCCGCGCCAATGGCGGGCGGGATTCCGGTGTTGGCGTTGGGCCAGAATGCGGTGGCACCCGACCGCCGGTGGCTGCTACTGCCATTCGGCGCGTGATCTGACATGGCAAAACTCGCGGATCACATTTGGGGAATGAAGACGATATTCCCCGCGCCAGTGGCCTATCAGGACACACCTCACTCCGTCGCTTTGTCACAGATCGGCGCGCAACGCGATTGGATGCAATCGTCGCTCGACCGGCTCGGCGCGGCCGGCGATCTTCCTTTCACGTTCGCACGTCACCCCCGCAGCAAGCCGGTCCGGTAATGGCAAACACGGTGGACAATCCGCTACTGGGCGATCTGACGCAAACTCCCGGATCGTTGTCGCCCGGTCTGTCTGGCAACGCCGGCGTCGGCCAACCTAATCCCTTGCTTGGCGGGCAACAAAATCCACCGAACACAGTACCCGGGCTGCAACCCCCGGTCAGCAACCCGCCACCGCAACAGGGCAATATTCCCGGCGCATCTGGTCCGGTGGACCCCTTTTCGCAGCTTCCAAACGATCCGGCGACACTGGCGCCCAACCCCGGCACGTCGGCGCTAACGTGGCTGGAAGAGCTCGCGATTAGGATAATGATCGTGACCGTTGGGCTGGTGCTGATTATGGGGGGTTTCAAAATTGCGGCGTCGCGCGGGATATTGAGCGGCACCGGATTGCAACAGATTGCCGGCCGAGTCGGCTTGCCGGTAGGAAGAAGGGCCACCAGATGACGCGCGCGCTCGGTTTTTTCCTCCTCCTCCTCCTGTCGGTTCAGGCGTGCTTTGCACAAACCTCATGCGGACCGGGGGGCGGAGCGGCGTGCTTTGCTTTGCCGGTTGTCGTGGGAAATCCCACCGGCGGCGCGATGGGTGCGGGGAGTGTCAACGCGCAATCGCTGTTTGTGAACGGCGCCCAAGCGTTCTCGGCCACCGTGGGTCAGATCCCTGCCACTGCGACGAACGACAATGCGGCGGCCGGCAATGTCGGCGAGGTTATTGCAAGCAACGTCCTGATCGGCGCGGCCGTTGCCTTGACCACCGCAACCCCGGCAAACATCACGAGTATGGGGCTGACGGCCGGCGACTGGGATTGTCATGCCATGATAGGCACCGCGGCCGCGGCCACCACGACATCGACCGAAACCGTGGGGATGATCTCGCTCGCCAGCGCAACGCTAGGTGTAGCAAACACGTCCAGTTTTGATTTCCCGTTTACCAAGACAGTCGGCGCGTCGCCACAAGTCAACGTCCCGATGGGAGTCATGCGATTTTCGTTTGCGGCACCGACGACTATTTTTCTTGTGGTGGAGTCGTTCTTTGCCGTGAGCACCAACGCAGCGTACGGCAATATCACATGCCGGCGCGCGCGATAGACGGCGCGTGTCACGTCCAGCGGCCATCCCGCGCTCGACAATCCCGCTAACGCGATTGTCCCGGTCTCGATCGTCAACGAACGCACGCTACACCGATCGCTGAACTACGGCTCGATCCTTCAGACAATGACAGTTGCCGGCGCCGTGCTCACTGCCACCTTCACGGCCGGCGGATGGGTGCGGGACATCCGCGCTGATCTGCACATGGAAACGGTGCTCCGCACCGAGCACGAGGCGGCGCTGGCGGTGGAACTCGCCAACCGACTGAAAGACGACGTACAGCAGCGCGCGACGATCAACGGCAACGTGCAAAATGTCGCGGGACAGATCGCAGCGATTCAATCCGACCACGCGCAATTGCTCGCAACGCTGGCGCGGATTGATCGCTCGTTTCAGCACATGTTTTCGGTGACACAACCGCAGCCTGCGGCGCGCAAGTGACGGGACTCCGCGAGCTCGCAATGGCGGTGCTGGTGCTCGCCGTACTGGTGCTCGCGGTGCTCTTGCTCGGCTCTTGGCGCCCGGATGATCCGGACCTAGAGGACCCCGAACCGGCGCCGCTACCACCGGCCTATGAGCCCGAAATCCGCGCTGCGCTGCACCGGGCAAAAACGCAACGCGTCAGATCGAAAGCACTTTTACCCGGTTGACGTGACTCCGGCGCGTTTTGTCGGTTGACGTTCCGGCCCTGAAAAAAGACTTTGGGGGGGACGGGCGCTTTCAACACCCGTACACCCCCCCGTCACAGGCGCGTCGTAAGCGCGCGAGGACGTTCTTGCAACAGTGCTCCTCCCCTCCGAAAACTGAAAGCGACAAAACCGCGAAGCATGGCGCGCGCGCACAACCGCAGCGCGGCCCCCCGCCGTGGTCGCGGCATTTCGCGGCCCAGCGTGTGTTGCCGCTGGCGCAGCTGCGGGACGCACTGTGTGGGCGCACCGTGCGCGCTGGTCACACGCTGGTCAGTGACCCGGCTTCGGTGTCCTGCCCCCGGTGCTTGGCCGCGCTGGAGGGTTTGCGCCGAAAAGTGGCAGGGCACCCGGCGGCGCTCGCGATCGAGCGCGCGATCGGCGCACCACCGTGACCGCGCTTTCGACCTCACTTGCCGAGCTCACGGCGCGACTGGACCCCTCTGCACCCGAGCTCGCGGCGCCGGTGCCGTCGCTCCCCGCTCCCCCGGTGCGGAACCGGCTGCACCTTGCCGATCTGCGATCACTGCCGGCGTGGGAAATCGACCCGGCGGCGATCTGGCACCAGGCGCGCCAGGCGCTTGCCGGGCGCGTCCACGGTGCGGGCACACCGCTGCGGAACAACCTTGAAAAGTGGCTTGCCAGGACGCTCGAATTCGCGCGGTACGACGCGAAAAGCTACTGCCAGCGATCGGACGCGACGATGGGCAGGGCGTGTGGTTTCTGTCGCGACACCGCGCGAAAGTGTCGGATGTTTTTCGAGGCGGCCGGCGTGATCGAGGTTGTCAACGTGATGCGGCGCATGGCGATCGACGGCGTGTCGCAGCTCGCCCGCGCGGCCAATGCCGTGCTGTTCCCCGAGGCGGCGCCGGCACCGGCGCCGGATGACGACGCGGTGGCCCCCGCGCCAGCGGCCCCTAGGAGCGTCCTACACCGGCTCGGGCTGTTTCTGCGGCCGTTGGCGCGCTGGTGGCATCGGCCCGCCACAGCGCACGCACGCGCCCCGCCCTAGCCTGATTTCCTGCAACGCCGGCCGTCACCGGGCAGATCGCCCGGCGCTCCCGATTCGGCTGACTCGTCTGTTCCCGTTTTATTCATGTTGCAAAAGCACCAATAGCCTTGCGGTTCCAGCGGGGGCTTTGATTCAATGGCGGGCTGATCGCGCGCGATCGCGCGGGCTTGTTCCGGACACTCAATAAAATCCCGGCGCGCGGCGCCGAGTACGCGAAATTTCAGGCAGCGTACCAGCTCTTAATCTTAGCTTAGGAAGAGAAGAGAGGGATTGATTGCGAGACTCTTAGACCGCGCTTCGCGCGGCGCTTGCAGCGCGCTAAGGCGCATCGAAGGCGATGCGGGCAGGTTTCGTGCCAAGCACCCGCGAACTCCTCGAGCTCCTCGAGCTCCTCGAACTCCTCGAGCTCCCCGAGCTCCTCGAGCTCCTCGAGGCGCCGATCGGCGCCAACAAAAAAAACGAAGGGGTTAACCCGTTGATTTCGGCGCGGGATTTTTCGGCGTTGAATCGGCTCGATCTACAACCGGAATGCGCGAGCGAGCTCGGCAGGGTCCTGCCAGTGCGCCACGATCCGGCCCCGGTGCGTGATCCGCGCCTCGCGCCACTGACCGCAGGCGACAAGGCGATCGAATTGCATCCGGGCGCCGGCTTCGGTCATGTGCAGACCGCACACCAGCAGGTTGCGCGTCGCGCGCGCTTCGACCCGCCAGCTTGGCAGCGGATCAAGTAATTCCCCGAGGGCGCGCAATCGTTTCACTGCCCCGTACCAAGTCATCGGCCACGCGCTCGCCCAATCGGCCGGCGGGACTGTGCGAGGACTGATTAAATACTTGGAAACGCTTAACATAATGCCGATTATGAGTCCGTCCTACGGTTGCAGATCACCGGCCGAGCTCACGGCGTAGATCGCGGATTACGTCCAAGATCACCGGTTCGTCGGCGAAATTCGACTCCATGCTATCGAACCACTCTCGCGTCATCCGGGCTTGAATGCGTTCGACAAGCGAGCGCAGCGCTGGCGGCAGATCGTCGTCATCGCCGTTGCCGGTCATGGCGGCGCCGTGACGTGCCAGCATGTCGAAACCCTGCCACAGACCAACCGGCCGCACTCAGGGCAACGCCAGCGGCGCAGCCAGCATTGGCAGTGCGGCGCGTAGCACTCCGGCGGCACGCGCGGCAGCTTGGCCCCGGCCGGCCAACACGCGCAATCCGGCCACCGGCAGCCTGGGACCCAAGGGCCGCAGTCACCGGGCGCGCCAAGGCGGCCCCGGTTGACCCATAACAACAGGCGGCGATCTTCCGGCGTCACGGCGCCGGTGCAACCCGGAATGCTGCGGCCGATGCTATGGCGCGGTAAGCGATCACGAACGTCACGAAAGCCACCATGCGAGCCACCACACGGCGGCGCCAACGGTAAAACCGATCGCAGCGGTGAGGCATAGCGCGGACGAAACCATCACGGGCGCCCGGTCCGGATCGAGTCGTCCGGCACCAGTGGCGCGGCGGCACGCTTCAAGCCCCGCAGCTTGCCGGTCGTCACGTCAACCAGCCTGCCGATGGTCAGCTTCGTGTCTTGGCGCACGAGCTCGCTGGCAAGCTGGAACTCGGCTATGGCGGCCGGCGGCACCCAGACGACACACTGGACGAAACCCGACTTGTTCATGCGCTCTTTGAAGGCGCGTTGGCGTTCGATGGATGTTGACATTGCGGCCCCCGTGATCGAGGCCCGAAGCGTTACTAGTAACAGGTCCTACAGTCAAGCCTTATCGGCCGGGCGCCCCGTTACTAGTCACGCTTTCGGCGGCACCGGCGGCACCGTCAGGACACCGGCAATCGGCGCGCGTGTGATCGCTCGCATCACGGCCGTTGCCACCATAACGGCGGCGCCGACCGCCCCAGCTTGGGCGTCCGGATCGAGCGCGAGCCCATACCGGGCGCAAGCCCATGACAGGATGAGCGTTGCCAGCGTCACCCATATGGTGCGCGACTGCACTAGGGGTTTCGGCGTGATCGAGCCCGCAAGCGGACTGCCGGCGGCCGTGAGGTTGGCTTGCAGCGCGGCCAACGATCCGGCCGCAGCTATGGCCGCGTTCTCTGCCGCAGTGCCTACCGGCGGGAAAACCTGTGTCCCGCTCATACCGGCTTGGCCGCGACGATCGGCACCGACGGCACCACCGCACCGGCCGGCGGCGGCGGCGTCGGCACCCCGACTGCCCCCTGCCCGGCAATCACCACCGCAGCAGCCGCGCACGCGGCGTCTACGTCGGCTTTGGCGGCCCCAGTAGCGATCACACTGAGCGGCCCAACGGCGGGCGCTGCGGGACCGCTGGCGCCAGCCGCAGCGGCATTGACGACGGCTACGACGATCGAGGCGGCGCCCGATAGCTGCACCCGGCAGAACAGTTGCCCGGCCGGCGTCGCCAGCGCGGCCGATTGCTGCGCTTGCGTGCCGCACCCGGCGGGGAGGAGGAGGAGGAGGAGCACCGGCAGGAAATACCCTGTCCCCCAGCGGCGTTGCACCGTCACGGCCGACCCGGCGGCCGTCAGTTTGCGCCGGATGCGACAGATCATTACGTCCACGACGTTTGATCTGGGGGCGTCACAATCCGGCTTGGCGCCATACAGGACATCCGCCAGCGTTTGCCGGCCGACGAGTCGACCACGGCGCGCAAGCAGGAAAGCCACGATCTCGTACTCGGAGGGCGTCGTATGGACCTCCACCCCCGCCACCGAGACCGTGTGACTGTCCCGATCGATCTCGATCGAGCTCCGACCGTACGGTTGACCGTCCATTTCGGAACTCCCACCAGATCACAATTGCGTTACAGGAAAGTCGCGACAACAGGCGCCCGCGATGATCCAAGCCGGCGGCCAGCGTGTCTGATCGGGCTTGCCCGGGCGCCAGCATCGCTCATAGTAGGACCATCCTTGGGCCTCTTGATCGAGCCCCGGTAGCGGCGACGGATCGGGCAACAGGGCAAGCCGGGCAAGCGCGGCCGATAGTGCGTCGTGACCAACGATTGCCAAATAAATCTCGTCAACATTCGGTGCCACGTCACAGGCCGCGCAGGCGCTCTTGAGCCGTTCGCGCGTGACAGAATTTTCTAAAACTCCGGCCACGCCACCGCGCTCGAATTGAAAAAATCCATGCGCCGGTCCTCCGCCCGATTGTAAGCGCTGCGACCACTGCGATTCCTGCCCGGCGATGGCGATCAGCAACGCGCGGGCTTCGGTGCTGCGTAGTGCTGCGGGCAACAGTGCCAAGCCCGGCTGCACAACCGTTTCATCGAACGCGGCCGGAGTCATTTCCGGAGTCCTTTCCGAACACACCGGAGGCGCGTCAAATACGCGTAATCATTCCGGTAAATCAATCGCCAGACGCGCCACCGGCGTCCGGCTGGCGTCAACGGCTCTAACGGGGGAATCACACCTTTATCCGCGTGCGATGGTGCGGCGTTACCGGTAGCTTTTCGGGCTTGTCCTTGGCGCGCTGGCGCCCGCGCGAGGCGAGCTCGGCCATGCGCTTCGCTCCGAATTTCTTGCGGCCGATCGATGCCGCGAGGGCTTGCGGGTTTTTGACGTGCGAGGACTTTGCCAGTTGCCCCGCCAGGGCGCGGAATCTTCGGCCACTGCCGAGCGCTTCATTCATCAAGCGTTCACCTTTCGCGCGCTCTGTGCTCGCGACAGGACGCAAATGGCGCGTTACCCGCGCAAATAGCAAGGCGAAAAGTGGCTAATCTCACCGGCGCCATTTCACAACCCGACTCCACTGTCGCCCTGCGAGCGATCAGCAAAGACGCTCGGGCGGCGACTTTTCGCGTTATATTTGCAACAGGCTTCCAACAGACCACTTGCTCTATTGACCATCTGCCGCCCGGCGAACGATTCGGACCGATAGGATCGATTTTTCTCGACAACACGGCCAACATCCAACCGCTGACAATTACTTTTCTGGACACTGGCGCGGCCGATATTGTGCCACCCGGCGCGTCCAGTTGGATGCTGGCAATCACCGGCGGCACGAGGTTTCAGCTAAGCTCCCCATGCGCGGCGCCCACACCGATTACCGTGCAAGCCTTGAATGTGGTCGTGCCTCCGACTGGCGTGCAGGCAGTAAGCGGTGTGACACTCACAGTTGCGACGGTCGTTGATATTGGCAACCCTGTACAGCTTGCCGCTGGCACTGCCGATGCTGGCACCGTTCACGTCGGGGCGGGCGCGGCGGATATCGGCACAGTTCACCTTGCGGGCGGCGCGGCCGATATCGGCACCGTTCACCGGCCACCTGTGACTTTCTCGGGCGCACTGGGGATCCCGGCCACTTGTGGCATTGGCTCAACTTTGATTGTTGCCGCTGGTTTGGCCACGAGAAACCTAACGATACAGACCGGCCCAACGGCCGCCGGCAATTTGTGGCTCAATCCGACCGGCGGCATAGCGGTTGTCGGGTCCGGGGTTTTCGCAGCGGCCGGCGGCGGCGATTTTACGTTCCCTGACGGTGTAACCGGGGACGTGAACGGAATTTCCGACAATGGCACGATTCCTATCAGCGGAATCGGTTCGTGAAGTTTCTGATGCTAGCGGCGTCTATGTGTATGTTGGCGGCTGCTGCTCTCGCCCAGCCTCGACCGCCGTTCCCGAACCGAACCAACGTGGCGCCGTTTCTTGGATCGACAGCAAGCACTGCCGGATTTCCCGGCATCGACCGAACCGGCGCCACCGATAGCACAGCCGGGATACAATCCTTCCTGAACATCGGCGGGAATCTGACCGTCCGCGCTGGCACGTACTCGCAAAACGCTCCGTTGAATGTCGCGTCCGCTACAAGCATAGAATGCGAGCCCGGCGCGACCTTCAAGGCGGCGTCAAGCTACTCGGCTACGCCACATCTTATTCAAAACGTCAACAATGCCGCGAGCTCCTTAACCGACCACGATATTTCGATCTACGGTTGCACGTTCGACATGTCGCTGCACCCGGCTCCGGGCGGCGGAAACTTCCAGGCGATCTATTTTCGCAAAGTGCAGCGCGCTTACATCCGTGCAAATGTTTGCACCGGGGGCGGCGACTGCACAGCAATGCTGGCATCCGACAGCACATGGATCAGCGAAAATTACGCGTCGCACATGGGCAATGCTTGTTGGGACCACTGGGACCACCCGGCAAATCTGTACGTGCTGAATAATTGGTGCTCTTCCTACGGTTGGGGCGTACTGGTCACTGGCGGCGACACGCTAGGCGCAACTGACGGTCTCAGCACCGGCGGCCTCGTCGCTGGGAACTACATCCGCGTGTCCGGCGGACTCGGCCCCGCTGCGCTAGCGGGCGGATGGTTTGCAGGCATTTGGCACCAGGGCGGATTGCCCGGACCGTCCACCGGCGTCTCACGGGTCAAATATCGTGACAATGTTGTGGACCTCGGGTCTTCGGCGTTCACCGCGTCAATTGCGGGAACCTCTCTTACCGTGACCGGCGCGGTAACAGGAACACCGCTCGATCTGGGGAATGTGCTGATTGGCGCGGGCGTCACCCCGGCCACCGGAGCGACTCCTACTTTCATCACCGCGTTCGGCACCGGCACGGGCGGGAGCGGCACCTATACAGTGTCACAATCGCAAACGGTATCGTCTGAGTCGATGACATCGGCCTCGCCAAACAATTGCGCCAAGGTCAGCGGCGCCGGTTCCGACATAACGTTCGACAACTTGCAGTGCTATGGTGGCATTCGCGGCGCGATTTCGACCGGATCGGATGCTGGCGGAACGCCAACCGGAGTCGCATTTCGCGACACGCTGATTGATGGCGTGACTGTTGCCAGTGCGGCGCCGTTGATTTCCATTGGCACCGACAATTCCACTGTGTCGCGTACCCGAGCGCTGTCCGCTTCGGGCTATACGTACGCGGTGGCCGTGACTGCCGCCCACGACAAAATACTGGACAACGACATTCCCGCCGGAACGACCGGCGCTTTCAGCTTTACCGGTGCCACAGATTTTACGGTCCGCGATGCAGCCACATACGCCTGGACACCGAGTCTGCTCACCGGCGCCAGTGCAACAGGACTGCCTCTGACCACTGCCGCTGGTTCCGTCAAGTGGCTCGGAAAAGCGGTCAACCTGTGCGGCAACCTTGCGCTCGGCACCAAAGGGTCTCCCGTTGCTGGCGCAATGACGATAGGGGGACTCGCTACCGGCTTAGGAATCTCTAGCAGCAACGCGAGCGCATTTGCCCACGGCCAACTGATGAACACGGTCTACACGGCCAATCTGACCGGCGCACCAGTACTGCCCATTGTGGTGAAGACGATACCGAACACCGGAGGATTTGCAGTCGCGTCGCAAATCGACATCGGCACTGCGGCGGCACTGACCGACACGAACGTATCAACCGGATTCAGCCTCGCATTTTGCGGATTGGTGGACTTCCAATGAGCGCTATGCAAAAGCTTCTCGCGATGACCGGCGCCGACCTTCCCGGTGCTCTTAAGGCTGCAACTGACGGTCTTGAGTCGCTCAATCAGCACATGGCTCGCACATCGGAGAATATGGGAGCGATTGCGTCTCGGCTTGACGCAATCGATCAGCGGCAAGGCCAGATTTTGTCGCTGTTGCAAAATCTCTTTTCACGCGACGAACACAAGGAAACCGGCACATGAGTAGTGACGAACACCCGCAACAGGCACCGACCGGCGCGGAAAACTGGTTACGCGAATTGGAGCAAAAACTGACCGACCAAGGCACCCGGTTGACCGCGATCGAGGAGCACATGACCACGGCGCCCGATCTCGGCCGGCGCGTGGCCGCGATCGAGGAGCGACTGAGCGCGGAAACCTCCTCCGCCGGCACCGGCGAGAAGACTCACGCGATGGCACTCGGGCAAGTGTACAAAATCCTTGCCGAGCGGTTCCCGAGCGAAACCGGCGAGCTCCGCACGTTGCTGCACATCAATGAGTAAGGCGCCGACACCGGCGCCGACTGAGCCACCGGAACCGGGCGCCCCGGAACCGGAACCGCCACGCGAGGAGTCGCAGCGATGGGAGGAGTTGGCAGCGGAAGGAAAACGGGACCGCGAGACAATCAAGAAACTGCGGGAGGACGTAGACCGGCTATCGATCGCGCCGACACCTTCCCCGACACCGGCGCCGACACCGGCCCCAGAACCGTCACCGCCCGCGCCATCGCCGACCCCCTCCCCGGCCCCACCGTCACGCGAGGCGCACAGGCGAGCGAAGGTCTAGGCCGCAACAGAGGGGACATTGCCGGGCAAAAGAAACGCGCGCGCGATCGAGCGCGACGCGCACGCATCAAGGCAGACGCGACGGATGATCCGGCGCCACGGCGCAGCGCGGCGGCGCAAATCCAAGAGGCCCACGCGGACGCAGCGAGCATGTTTGGACTCCCGGAGCTCGAATTGCGAAGCGACGAAGCGTCGCGTGTCGCGCGTGCTTTCGAGCGCGGGCAAGACATGACCGGATTCAATCCGTCCGGTCCGCTCTTTGAATGGGCGTACATTGCCTATGTGCTCGCTGGCGTCTACGGCCGGCGCATTGTCGAAATCATGCGGCGTCGCGCGGCGGAAGCGGCGGCACTGGCCCGTGCACCAGGCGCACCAGGCGCACCAGCAGCTCGGCCGGCACCGGCGCCCGCAGAGTCGAAGCCGGCGGCATTCGGCACACTGCCGGCGCCGATCTCGGCCGCGCCACGAACAACGCAGGAACAATCCGCGTCTCAGGGCTCGCTTGACCCGGCCGGCGCCGGCAATCGTCCACCAATGCAGGATGACGCAGCGGTTTCCGCCGCGCTGGCGGCCGGCGCGGCAAATGTTGTCGGCTTTGAGCGGCGCATCCCCGGTCTGCCGATTTCGACGATCGAGGAGCGACTCGGCGGCCTATGAGACTCCCGACTGACAACGAAAGAATTCTGATTGCCGGGCACACCGGCTCGGGCAAAACCCACGAAGCGCTGCACCATTTGTCACAGCGTAGCTTTGACGCAATGCCGTGGATTATTTTGGACTTCAAGGGCGATGATCTCGTTGCGGCCTGTCCCATCACGGCGCCGGCCGATCTCGACGCGCCATTGCCGGATGAGCCCGGCGTGTACGTGGTCCCGTGCAAGGCGGTTGACGGTGAGCCCGGCGGGCGCGTGCAAGCCTACATCGAGTCGTGCCTGACGCGCGGCGATATCGGGCTCTTCATTGATGAGGGCATTCGACTGGGTCAGCACAATCCCGGACTCCGGGCATTGCTAACGCAGGGCCGCAGCAAGCGTTGCCCGTGTATCTTCCTCACCCAGCGGCCGATTTATGTCGATACATTCGCGTTATCAGAGAGTGAATATCTGCAAGTCTTTCCGCTACCACATCCCGACGATCGCAAGCGCATGGGGGAATTTATCCCGCGCGATCGGCTCGATTTCGACCGGTTGCGGCAAGCTGGCCCCCATCATTCGTTCCTGTACGACGTGCGGGCTGACGAATTAGAGATTCTTGCACCTAGTCCACCTTTATCGGAAATTCTTAATCGGATGTTCATAAGACTCCCTCACATCATCGATCCGGTTAACGCTCCGGTGTTGGAAAACCCCCGGCGCGCCAGAGTTTGAACGCGGAGTCGATGGATGGCTGAAGAGCGCTTGACGCCAGCGGTTGTCACGCTGCGGCCCGATAACTTCCTGACGATCGGGCTTATCGTGCTGATCGCCTACACCGTCGCAGTGCTGGCAACCCAGCTTGTCATGCGCGCGCGCGGCACCACGGCATGAACCCGCGTTTGCTTCGCGCGTGGCCTAACTACGTGCTGATACCCGCGATTGCGGCGTACTGGCTGATTATCGGCGTTCTCGTCGCGGAACTACTAGGCGCGGCACCATTCACAAGTGAGGATGCGGGGAAATGAGTTACTCGGGCACGATGCAGCGGGTTTCCGCCGGTCCTTCCATCCTGCAACCTTGGTCCGACAAACAGCTACAAGATGACGCCAACGCATCGGCTTTCCTGCGCTCGAATGCCAAGCGGTTCACCCAGCAAATCTACAGTGCCACCGTAGTCCCGGTTGCCGGCGGATCGATGGTTATTCCGATCCCGATCCAGCCTGTCGGTCTGATTTGCAAGTTTATCATAGAGGCGGTGACCACCGTCACAAACCCGGCCGGCGGCTCACTGCTGACGCGCACCGGCATGGGACCCTGGAACACCTTTTCGCTACTTCAGTACACCGACCCGAACTCGAATGCGCGCATTGCAACCCCAGGCTGGCACCTTGCGGCCGTGACAATGCGAAGGCACCGGCGCATTCCCGGCGCGGCCGTCACCACAGACTCCCCAGGCGGTTTCGGCGCGACCGAAACCCCCATTGCGGCGCCGGCTACCATTGCAGCGAATGCCGCCGGAACCGTCGCAGCGGTGTTCGAGGTTCCGCTGGCGTTCGGCCGGCATAGTCTCAAAGGTTCGGTGTTTGCCGGCGCGGTGTTTGCGACGCAATCGCTGCAATTGACCTTCAATCCGGCGTTTACGAAACCGTCCGGGACCCCTCTCGATGGCGTCTACACCGGCGGCGGAACCGGCGTGAATGCGCCGACCTATTCGTGCGCCATTACGGTCTATCAAGAGTACTGGGACCAGTTCCCGTTGCAGCTTATCCCCATGCTGTCTCCCGATCTCTCGACCGTCTACGAAATCAAACAGACCTCGTTGGCGTCGCTGATCGCGAGCGCGGACAATTACGTGCGATTCTCCAACCTCCGACAATTCCAATCCGTGACTCTGGGATTCGATAACGGCGGCGTGCTCAACGCGGGAACCGACATCAACTATTTTGCGCTGCAAAGCGCAAATCAGACGAACGAGTGGAAACGCTCCCCCAGGCTGCAAGCCTACATGACGCGCAACGCCTACGGGGACGAATTTCCGGCCGGTTTCTATCTCTTTGACTTCTCCGAGGACCCGATCGTCACCGCGGCCGAGGGCAACACCGTCCTCTCCATCAACCCCAACACCGTGAATGCAAACGCGGTATTAAATATTGGATGGGAGAACCTAGGCGTCAGCAGCGTACTCGCTTCGGCCCCGTCGCTTGCCGGCACCGCGAACTAGGATGCTCCCGACCGTCAAACAGCTAAACGCGATGGTGCTCCGGCCGTTCCGCACGTCGGTTGACCTCGAAACCGTGGCGCTATTGTTGGCATTGTTGATGGTGGCGGCCGGCGCCTGGCATCTCGTACTCGAGCGGATCGAGCTCTAGAAAGGAAAAAACCGTGCAGGCGCATCATTGGCTTATGCTCGCACTCGTACTTGGCGCCGGCTATTTCATCGGCGCGCGTTATCCCGCGCTGGCGCGTCAAGCCGGCATGTGATGGAGGCCACCGGGCGCATACTCGGCTGGTTTCTCTTGGCCGCGCTGGCGTTTGTCACGTTGCGCGGATCGTTGCCCAAGTACCTTGCCGAGCTCGGCATCTGACATGCCGATCGCGGTTATCATCCTAGGCGTCTTGCTGATCGATCTGGCGTTCCGGGGGACCGAGCACGAAACCGCGCAATTGCTGGCGGCGGATTTCGGGCAGGGCAGCAAATTTTGGACGTGGGCCGCCGCGCTCGGCATTGTTGGCGCGCTCGGCTACGCCCAGCCATTGCGAGGAGTCTCCACCGCGCTTTTGTCGCTTATCATCGTCGGCATGATCCTTGCCAACGGCGGCCTGTTCACCCAACTGGCGCAAGTCATTCAAAATCCCCCGCAGGCGCGGCCGGCTATTTCCATCTCGTCGTACG